CCGCAGCAGTCTAAGACACCGGCCGGTGTCAAGATGCAGCAGCAGACGCTCAGTATCGATGATGAGGACTTCAAGGACAACTTTTATATCACTTATGCAGCAGTAGCAAGGAGTATGATCAATACCCACTTTGCTAACATGCAGGGCAGCGACACGATACATCTTGATAGTGACGAGCGTGACCTGTTACAGAAGAACGGTATTGACTTCCCTGTTAATCAGGACGGTACACCAAGCAACAAGCTATCCGTTGAGTGGGATAAGGCACGAGGAACTTTTGACTTTATCGTTGACCCGTCCAGCGACATGTTCACTGATGACCAGCAACAGATTGATGTACTGAATACCGTACTTGGCCAGATTAACTTACAAACCATGTGGATGATGGGTCAGGACGGCTACAAGTTCAATGCCGGTGAAGCCTACCATAACCTCTTCAAGCTGATGAACCTGGAAAACTTCAGCAAGATTATGGTTAAGATGACCAGCCAAGAGGCTGACCAGGCTAAGCAGGCACCATTCCCAATCATCGACAAGCCACAGATACGACTTACTGGTGTTATCCCAGACGGTGCTATGCCTGCTGCACTCGGTCAAGGTGGCGTCACTGTGCCACAAGGTACGCCGCTGGCAGCAAATGCACCTGACCTCGTCGCTATACTTGGCGATCCAAGCACTACCATGAATGAAAAAGCACAGATTAAGGGCATGATGGGGATTCAACCTGACCCTAATGCCTCCTAATGCTGTTGATCCGAACGCCGCACCAGCAGCACCGACTGGCCCGACACCCGAAGAGTTAGCACTGAAACAGCAGGAGCTGGCTATTAAGGCAGCAGACAGCCAAACCCGTGCCCAACAGGTACAACAGGACGGCGCGAAGCTGACGCTGGATGCTCACAAACAAGGCCACCAGCAAGGACTTGACGAACTCAAGCTATTACAGGCTAAGCAAGCCCAGGAGCACAGCCAGAAGATGGCCGAAGTATCAGCTAAACAGAAGGCCAGTGCCGATAGAAGCAAAGCTAAGTCGCTTGCGACAGCTAGTGAGTCAGGACTATAGCCATGCCCTCGAAAACAAGGAATGATGCCTCCCTATACAGCGGTCTGACTGCCCCGGTACGCCGTGAGAAGCTCGAACAGGCCGCCCAAGAGAACAAGCCGGACGGTAAGGCTGATATGGTGCTAAGCGAGATAGCAGCATTAAAGGCCGCAGCTATGGATGTCAGTAAGATTGTGCTGGATGACAGCCTGCCGAATGAGGCAAAACTTCGTCAGCTGGAACGTATGAAGGAACGCTATGCCGACTTGAATACCTTAGAGCGTCGGATGCAGAAACTGTTAGGAGTCAAGCCATGACTGACCAAGTAAATTACGAAGAAGCCGTTGAAGAGCTCAAACAGGAGCATGAATATGTCTTCGATCCGGCCACCGCACCACCAGTACTTCATCACTGGGTAGATAGAGGCCTGAAGTACAGCTGTGAGGACGCTGGACACCAGAATCATGAAGTTTGGAAGCGCAGGCCTATGCAACAGTAGGAGCTGAACGATATGGATTACTGACGAGCATCGGTAATCCATATGGCTTTACTCCAGTTAGCCTAACCGGTCAACCACCACCGTGAACAGAAGTGTGCGATAAATAAAGGAGAACACTATGGCTACAGCTATAGATAAGGCGACAGATACCTCTGGCCAGGTAGACGAAGCCGACACATCAACGACTGAGGACACATTCGAAAGTTTAGCCGATGACGACGCAAGTTGGTCTGACGGTGAAACTGTAGAGACCACTGAGGAATCTGACACTGATTCGGCGGCCACCGAAGAAGAGACAGAAACTGAAGAAGAATCAGACGACGATGCGGAGACTGAGACAACTGAGGATAAAACCGAGGAAGAATCAGACTCAAACGATGAGGATAAGCAGGCTAGTGACACGAAAGCAGCTGATAAAGAGGCCGAAGAACGTCACCAGCGTAATGAGGAAGCCAAGGCTCGCCGGATTGCCGATAAAGAGCAACGAGACCAAGCCAAGGCGAAAGCTACCCAGGAAGCCTTAGATGCCAGTTACCAAGACACCTACGATCAGGCTATCAATGCCGGGTTCGATGATGCTCAGGCTCGTATCCAGGCAGCCCAGGCGCTCACACTTCAGCAACTCCAAGTCGATGCCTACCAGAACCGGGTTATGCAGGTTACCAACAAGGTAACCGGCGACTTGAATCAGGCTGTACAAGCTATACCAGAGTTCAAGTCAGATAATCCGATAGTCCGTGACGCTATGCTGAGAGCAGTTGACTACTTCGAAGCCCAGCATGTCGTCAAGGACGCCAACGGTGACCCGGTTCAGGTAACAGGCGACATACTCGCATTTTTACAAACTGAAGCAGAGACTATCCGTAAACTGACCGGTGTTGGAGCCGAGCAACAGGAGCAAGCCAAGAACACGCAGAAGAAGCGCACCCTTGCACCACCGTCTCGAACTCCGAAGAAGCCGAAGGTTGACCCAGATATGGCCGCCTTCGACGAAGCATTCGGTAAGTATCGGTAGCCTCACTAATTAAGAAAGAGAATACACGTCATGGCTATAAACCTGGCATCGAAATTCGAGAGCAAAGTTTCAAATATCCTGAAACAAGCTCGCAAAACCAAAGACATCACTAACCAGAACTGGGATTGGGACGGCGTTAACGCTATCAACGTCTACACCCTGACTGACCCAACCATGGGGTCATACGACCCAACTGCCGCAGCTAACCGTTATGGTACGCCAAGCGAAGTCCAGGATACCGTCCAAAACTGGGCGCTAACTCGTGACCGTGCCTGGACGAAAGTAATGGACAAGAAGAACATTCAGGATACCGGCGGTGTCCGTAAGCCAAGTGCCTACCTGGCCCAGTCCATCAAGAACGTGTTTATTCCCGAGATTGACACCTACATTTTGAGTACTATATCTACTGCCGGTGTGACAGCTGCACGAGACGTTATTGTCGCCCATGGTGCAACGACTAGCAGCAACGCCTTTACCAACCTGCTGACCATCAATGCTCAGATCACTGACGACGAAGCACCAGAAATGGGTCGCTGTGCAATGATGACTGCTACCTACTACAACCTGCTGAAGCAGTCCGGGTTCGTAGTTAACTCTGAGATTGCAATGACCAGCCGCCAGTCCGGTGACCTGGGTGAAGTCGATGGCCTGAAGATTGTCATCGTCACCAGCCTTCGTATGCCGACCAACTGTGACTTGCTCATCTCTCACGCTAACGTGACTGTCGCTCCTGAAAAGCTGACTGACTACACGCTGCATGAGAATGCTCCAGGTTACAGCGGTTCATTGCTGGAGTACCGTCACCGCTATGATGCCTTCGTGGATACGAACCTCGTTAAGCAAGTGGGATTACATTACGTTATTTGATTGACAACTAAATGTTCTTCAATACTAATAAAAGTAAGGATACATCTATGGCAGATACAACCGTACCTACCCAGAGCCAGGAGCCGAAAGGCACCAACTGGCTCGAAGAAGTCAAACGGGACGCTGAGTACAACTACAAGCGTCTGTTAGCCCAACAGAAAGCCGATGCCGAATACAAAGCATCGAAAGAAAAGAACGCTAACAAATAGCCATAAGAGGGTTAGGTAAAATCTAACCCTCTTGCTATATTATTACTAGGACAGGCAGACACTGCCGACCGCACAGCCACTGACGGAATCAGGGCAGCAAGGACACTATGAGCCTACGCATAATCAAACGTGACAGCTTCAAAAGGGGTGATACAGCCTCATTCATTTATCAATTCACCCAGCCCTACATCGGCTTTGACTGGTCAGTAGTGACTATTGATTGCTCACTGACATCAAATACTGCTCCAACCGACAATACCGGCGCAATTATTCGGTTAGCCCAGACACTGACGGTAGATGTTAGTAACACTGCTTCATATACGTTTCAGCTGATACCTGCTGAAGCTGCGACTCTGGTACCGGGCACGACCTATACTGATGAGTGTCAACTGAAGCAGGGCACGACCTATGTGACAACACCTGTTACTGGCCAAACTAAGATAGCCCAGGACTTCGTAATTTAGATGGGGCCGACATATACCACTACTGTTGACCTCAGTACCAGCAACGGTTCGATAGTTGTTGCTAATGTTAATGGTGCCACGACTCAGATGACGGCTGTGTCATTTTTAAGCGGTCCTAAGGGTGATATCGGTGTGGCTGGCCCGCAAGGCGACCCAGCCACCAACCTCGTCACCTCCGTAGCCGGTCGTCAGGGTGTGATAACCTTAGCTGAATCCGACATAACCAATCTTTCCACTGACCTGGCCACTAAAGCACCCCTAGCCTCACCTACTTTTACCGGTATCGTAACTGTCCCGACTCCTGTAAACACTACTGATGCTTCTACCAAAGGCTATGTAGACAGCCATACTAGCTCTGTCTCCGATGCCACCACCACCACCAAAGGTATCGTCCAGCTGGCAGGTGACCTCGGTGGTACGGCAGCATTGCCGACGGTCAAACGAACCAGTCGCTTCATCGTTGCTCCATATGGTGATACACGTCCTGCTGACTATACTTGTGCCAGCGCTACCGGCAATGAAGTAGAGATTCAAGCGGCGATGGTAGCCGCCAATGCGCTAACGAATGGCGGTATCGTCGATTTGCTTGATGGAATGTTTACGACAAGTGCATCAATAGTACCGCTAAACAACGTCTGGCTCCGCGGTCAAGGGATGTTCCAAACCAAGATTACAACCGTCAGTGGTTCAACCTTTGGCATCATAGACAACTACAGCACCTATAACTCAACTACGCCTTATACAAACGGTATCATCTCCGACATGGAGCTGGACGGAAGTAACATGCTCAATACCAACGGTAAAAAGGGCTTTAACGCATCGTCACTAAAGAACTGTAAGCTGATGAGGCTTAACGTCCATGATACCACCGCTACAGGGTTGGGGGCTGATGATTATACTGGCGTAACGATAACTGAGTGTCTTGTCCAGAACTGTGGTTACTCGAACACCCATGCTATTAGTGCTATGGCCTATAGCACTAATACCTTCTCGGTTACGACCGGAACGGCGCATACCCATGCAGTTAATGACTATATCGTTATAACTGGCATGATTCCGGTAGCCTACAATGGTGTATTCAGGGTTACGACAATAGTAGACCCGACTCACTTTACAATTGCTACCAGTAATAATTCTGGCAATTTGCAGTTAGCTGTCAACCCTGGTACTGCTACTGTCTTTGGCCAAATCTCTGACTCCATTCTTGGTTGTAACGGTATTGGCATTGCATCTGGTTCTAATAGTTCAGAGAGTATGGTTATTACTAGTAATATTTGTATCGGTAACCAAAATAACAACTTCCTGATTGAGGCCGATAACGTTGGTACTGGTAACAATGCAGCCTATATTTTCTCTAATAACATCTCAATTAACGGAGGACAAGCTGGTTTCCGCAATACTGGTACACAAAACGTCCAGTTTAATAACAACTACGATTATGGCTCACTGATCGGCTGTTTTGTCGGTGTCACTAACATCACCCGAACGATTACGGCTGCAACTTGGGCTACGTCGGTATCGACCTATACAACCTCAGTTGCTCACGGCTTCACCGTTGGTCAGGCTGTCACGGTTGCTGGCGTTACACCAGCTGGTTATAACGGTTACTACTACATCGCCAGTGTACCGACAACTACTACCTTTACCGTTGCTCAGACGGTTGGCCCCGTTGGATCTGGTACTGCCTTTGGTAGCGCTCAAGTTGTCGCTCATCCTGTTGGTGGCACGCAGATTAACCACAACATCTTTGCTAACCCTATCCTCTATGGTATTCAGATTTATGCTCACTCTGACGGTGTCAGCGCCAGGGGTAACACCATTAAAAATGCTAGCTTCTACGGCATGTATGTAGGTAGCGGTGGTGGCACTATTTCTGGCAACCGTATCCATGACAATGGCTATGATGGCATTGAGATTATTACCGGTGGTAACTACCAGCCGCTTGATAGCCTCGACGTATCGGGCAACTTGATATACAACAACGGCAAGCTTGGTACGGCTTACGACGGTATTAACGTCAACCCCTACAACACGACACCAATCACCAACTTAACGCTGTCTAACAACCATTGTTTCGATAATCAGAGCACTAAAACTCAGCGTTACGGCATCATTCTGCGTAGTGGCAGCGACCTGACTAACTGTAGTGTTGTTGGCGGCGCTCTATCTGGTAACTTAACTGGTCCAATCCTCATTCAAAACACTGCTACGACTATCTCAGTACTCGGCGTATCGGGCACAAGCAACGTCAATTTTAGTCTTGGTACAATACCTAACTTAGTGGTCACCGAACCAAACGGCGGCAATGCTATACCACTGTCTATCACTCAAAACGACACCACCAACAACCTGACCGCACAACAAATCATAAACTATGGTACTGGTATTGGCTTAGATATAATCCAAAACGGTATACTGGCTAGTAATAAGTTTGCTCTTTACGTCAACAGTAACGCTGTTAATACTAACTCGCCTCTAATTTGGTTCCGCTCAACAAATGCTGGTACTACCGGGGCTACTCTAAAAATAGATAACGCCGGTACTGGGCTAGGACTAGATATAAAAACTGGTGGTGCGTTAATTGAGGCTGGCGGTCTAACGCTTAGTGCCGGTAATAAAATAAACATGATCACCGGCACTAATGCCTCAGCTGGAACAGCCGTTTTAGTAGCAGGGACTGTCACCGTCTCTACCACGGCCATTACCGCTTCAAGCATCGTAATACTCACTTGCCAAGCCCTCGGCACTGTTACGGTGGCTTCAGCTTTGACTAAGGGGACGGTAGTGGCTGGTACGTCGTTTGTGATTAACTCGGCATCAACAACTGATACTTCGACAATCGGTTGGCTCATCATAAATTAACTGACTAACATGCTTCAAACTCTCCTCCTCATTGCCCTCATAATCATCCTCGTCTTACTGGCACTGGTCAGCCTGTTCCTGTATTCAGTCAACAAGTTGTTTCAGACGGGTGGTAAGGATTACGATGAGCGGACTCTCGGGGATGAGTAGGGTACCCACTTCTACCCACAACCGAAAGCAGTATGCTAAAATGCACATATATGATTTCTAATCTAAGATACGAGGAACTTTAAATTATGGGATTACTTTCAGGAGCTATACACTTAGCCGGTGACGTTGCCAGCCCAGTGTTACATGGTGTTGCAGGTGTCGATAATCTGTTTGGTGATACTACGTCAGCTAACAGGGCAACCGGAGTCGCTAATGCAATTGCCAGTCCGAATCAAGTTTTTACTGGTAACGTATCATCTGCATTACAACCGAACTCCGGTGGTTCATTCAGCCCATCGTATAACGCCCCACAGGTCTTAGGCGCTCAAACACATACCCCTAATGGCGGTACTTCACCTGGACAGCAACCTTCCGGTGCCTACCCTACCGGCGGTGGTACAGGCTCTGGCACTGATTACTCTGCTAATATTGGCAGTCTTGATAGCCAGATAGCAAACCTCCGGGGTACGCTCGGTACAGCCGATACGACACTCAGCTCTGGTCTAAAAAACATACTGGATGATTACACAAAACAGCGAACTGCTGCCGACCTTGCGAATACAAGGGCAACTGAGGATTTTAATACTACTACCCAGAATGACAATACCAACCACGCTCAAGCGATAGATGGTGTCAATACTAAGGCACGAACACTAGCCAACTCAGTCCGGCAGATGATTGGTAACGCCGGTGGTAGCGGCTCCAGTGCTTACCAGATTGCCGCTCCTGATGCTGTAGCTAGGCAAGCTAACTTGCAGTCACAGGACATCAACAACAACTTTGGCCAGAATATGACTGCTCTCACGACCGCTAAACAGCGTCAAGACCAGAACCACACGCTTGATATGGCAAATCTGGCCGATACGTTGACCAAGAACCAGAATAACCTACGGACAGGTATAGAGAACGAGAAGCAGACGATTAACGGCGAGCTTGCTGACTTTGCAGCCCAACGTGCGGCATATGCTGGTGGTGGTGTAGCTGGTGCCAATGCCGCAGCTAAACCATTTACTGACCAAGCTGCTGTTGCCGGTACAGCTATTAAGGGTATCGCTGACGGCTACACCTCGCCATTTGCAACATTCACACCACACACTGTCGCTGCTCCAACCCTTCGTGACTATGTAACCGGCCAGCAGTCAGTCTCGGCCGACCCGAACGCTACCAGTAACGGTGCTGCTCCAGCTACCACACCGACATACAACCCTCTGGCAAGCTGGCTCAAGCAGAATCAAGACCAGAACCAATACGCAATCTAAGGAGTAACTCTTGAGCTTCAATCTTGGTAACTTACTCAGACAGGGCGTTACTGACGTACAGCATGCCTTTAATGGGGCAACAACTCCAGCACCACAGCAGCGTCAGGCGGTCGCTACCTTGCCAAGTCCAGGCCAACCCCGTCCGAGTATCATGCATGATATCGGCAATGCCATCAGCCATATCGGTGCTGCACCCCACCCCGTCCAGATTAATAGTCCTCAAGTTATCCAGAAGATTCAGAATGCTAAATACGGTGTACTGGCACAGGGCAACAACCGCAATATCGCTACCCAGCAGCTGAACAATGCACAGCGACAAGCCCAGCCGTCAGTCGCTAGGGGGCTTGGTAACGTCGGCAACAGCTTCAATAATGCTGTTGGTAATTTTGGTATGAATGCAGTCGTGAAGCCATTCATTACCCAGCCAATAGGCGATATAGCCGCTACGATCGCCCAGCATCCAGTCACGCCATGGGCACCAGGAGGGGCAGCAGGCCGTCAAGCTCTCTATGGCCAGCAAAGCTTCAAGCCGGTACTTGGAGGCGGTCAGAACGGCTTATATGACAGCACACGCAATCATATGCAACAGAGTTCTAATCCGCTTGAGCGACTTGCCGCTAAGCCGGTAGCTGCCGCTGATGTTGCTATGCATGTTGCAAATGACATCCCACTTGTCGGTACGGCTCTCAAAGCCGGTGAGAAGGCGGTTACGAAACTTGCTCCTGAAGCTATCCCGGGTGTTAAGGCTGGCGCAAAAGCTCTAGCCACTGAGGTCAAAGCCTCTAATATCAAAGTGAATACCAATCAGGCTCTGGATGCAGGCGTTAAGCAGGAACTGAAACAGCAGGCAGCAATCAAGGCTAAGATGAGTAACGTACCCCTCGGTCCAGAAGGCGGCAAGACGACCTCAGAGCTAATGGGACACCTCCAGCAATCCCAGTCAAGGGTCAGCCAGATGCTTGATAGTAAGCAGAAGTTGTCCTTGAAAGACAGGGTGCTGACACCGAATATAGGGTTGAGCATGAAGGACGTGAGTAAAAAACCAGCTATCCTGTCTAATGCTGATGTACCAATCCGACCACGAAATGCCGGTAGTCTTGCAGTTAAAGATACGCCAATTAGTACGGCAGACCACCTCGCTCAGCAGATACAGGCACAAGAGGCTGCTCGAAAAGCCGGTGCTGCTACAGGCTTAGATAAGGTAAAGGCCGGTGTAGCTGACATAAAAGCTAAGATGGTTGATAGCCTAAGTCCAATAGAAGACCGCTTGAATACCAAGATCACCGCCGATAATGCTACTAGCCACATTACTCCGCAACTCGATAGGGCACTAAGGACTGATACCATTGCTGGCCAGTATATTAAAGAAAACGGTCTTGCTCATGTTATTCAGAACGTCCCGAACACCAAAGAATTTGACCAATACCTGATAGCTAAACATGCCGCTGACCTCGGCAAACAGGGTATTAAGACTGGCCGTAATGCCGGTGCTGATGCTCAACTTGTTAGAGATCTTAGTAGCAAGTACGAACCCCACGCTCAAGCTCTCAAGCAGTACAGTAACGGACTACTCGATAAGGCTGCTGAATATGGCCTCATACCGAAGAATTTACCGTCTCAGCTAAAGGCCAAGTACCCTAACTATGTTCCGGCTAACCGTATATTCGGTGAGAATGAGCTTGTCAAGCCACCAAAAGGAACTAGTAGCGGTAATGCTAGCATCAGCCAGCAGTCTGTAGTCCAGAAGATTAAGGGTAGTAGCAGAGTTATTGAGAGTCCTCTGTCATCTATTATTGATAAGACTCATGCTGTTATCGATCAGGGTGAACGCAACAAGGCGGCTCAGATACTGACAGGTTATAAGGACTTACCCGGTAATCCGTTTAATCTCCGGGAACTCAAACCGAGTGAAGTCGTTGGTGAAAAACATGTTGTATCGGTACTGGATAACGGCAAGACACGGCGATTCGAGACTGATCCGGCTATTGCCGCTGCTGCTAAGTCACTCAATAAAGAGCAACTTGGCCTTGTGGGCAAGATACTGAATGCCCCTGTCCGTGTCCTCCGTATGGGTGCAACCAGCCTGAACCCGGCATTCACTGGTGCTAACATCGTCAAGGACTTAGTGACCGGTGCAATTAACTCTAGTCATCCACTACGGTCATCTGTCGCTAATCCGGAAGTGTTTGTCAAAGCACTGGCTGCATCGCTGAATCACGGCAGTAAAGCCTATGGCGAGTTAGTCCGTGAGGGTGCTGGTGGTACAAGCTTCGATATAGCGCGCGGTGAAGCCGTCAACAACGTCAAGTCTATCCGGGCACAGAAGAATGCTGGGACTAAGATCGCCTACACCGTGACGCACCCTGCTCAGCTATTCCGGGTTGCCGAGAACGCTATCGGCCGTTCTGAGGAGTTCTCCAGAGCTTTACAATATTACGGCAACAAATCAGCCGCTACAGCATCAGGAGCCAGTGAGCAGGCTGCTAAGGTTTTAGGTGCCCATGCAGCTCGTAACAACACCACCAACTTTGCTCGCTCTGGTGATTTCGGCAAAGTGCTGAACTCAGTCATTCCCTACCTAAATGCTGGTTTTCAAGGTTCCCGGACACTAGTACGTAACCTAGGTGATCGACCAGCACAGACAACTGCTAAGTTAGTTGTTGGTGCTTTTATGCCAGTAGCTGCTACGACCGCCTGGAACCTTGGTACGCCTGACCGTAGGGCTGCTTATAATGACATCAAGCCATACGAGAAACAAGGCAATATAATAATTGTGCCGCCAAACCCTGTCAAAGACCCGACTACTGGCAAGTGGAATGTTATCAAGATACCATTGTCACAGGAAGTTGCTAACCTCGGTAACTCTGTCCGTAACGGTATTGAGACAGGACTACATGACGGTAGCTTTAACAAGACTGCTCTTGTTGGCGATCTGCTTGGTACGGCCACTAGTTTGAATTTACAATCACCACGGCAGGCAGTTGGTCAGGTATTGCCACAGGCTGCTAAGGCACCGATCGAGGCTCTGACAAATCAGAATCTATATACCGGTAACAAGATTGTTCCTGACTCACAGAAGAGCCTCGATGGTCGTGACCAGTATGGCCCGACGAGCAGCGGTACGGCTAGAATTATCGGAAATAAACTGAATATTAGTCCTCGACAGATAGATAATGCCATCCGTACGAGTGCTGGTGGACTTGGGCAGAACCTTATTAATACCTCTGATAATGCCCTAGCTAAGCTAGGTGTTATCCAGCCAACAGATGTCAAAGGAACAAGTTTCGGTAGTGCCATTCAAAAGCGGTTTAACGGTGCTCAGGGTAGTAACAAGTACGATGCTATAGATACCAAATCGGCAGCACTCACTAAGCAGTTGAAGGCTTTGCCTGGCTATCAAAACATGTCTCCGGCTGATAAAGCCAAAACACTCAACCGGGCTACCAATGCCGTAGTTGGTACATACACAACAACAAAGGCATTAACACCTAAGCAGCAGTCAATTGATAACGGTAGTGTTAAAGCTGGTGATTTCCTAACGACGTCTACTAGTGGTTCAAAAACACCCGTGTCAACTAAGATCGATCAGCACTCTCAGGCTGTACTTAACCAATATAACGGCCTCAATGCCACTCAGCGTAAATCCAAAGCCTACAACGAACCGTCCTACGATTACAAAGTAGCCCAAGCCAAGTACGAGAATGACAAGGCTAATGGCAAACTGAGCAAGGCACAGCTGATTAGCCAGGCTGATTCAGTGGCTAAGGCTAAAATCGGTAGCACCTACAGCAAAGACACCCGTGACCTGTATGGCCTCAACAAATCAGAGGTTTACAACCTCATCACCACCGACCCGAACGGCCAAGCAATCGCTAACCAGCTCCTTGCCTACGGCGATGCCCTCCAGAAGAACGGTATCGAGAACAATAAATACCGGACACTCCGTACCGGTGCCGAGGCATTCGCCCCTAAGTCTACAGTGGGTAGTAGTGGGTCAAGCAGTAACGCCAAGATAGCCAGCGCCTTCAGTTCACGTTACAGCAGCGGTATCAAAGCCCAGCAGTCACTCAGAAGTCTCGCAGCTAAGGCTAGTATGGGCAAGGCCCCACGGGCACCAAAAGCATCATCTGGCTTCAAGCTCAAGAGCTATATCATACCTAAAGGCACGACTACTGTTCGTTCACGCAAAGCCTTTGCATAGCGCTTACGGTCGTGCTACACTGCAACTAATACAGGGATTCAAGGCTACCATGCCCCCTACATACGGAGAGAGCGAAGACGCCTTCCATGACCACGACAGATTTTATAGCCTTAGTCAATGACGCATTTCGAGGCACTGATGATGTACCGCCAGTACT